GGGGGGCTGGACGACACATAGAGCGACGCTGAGCCAGTTACCGAAGAGCCGCCAGGGCACCGTAGTTCAATTTCGGTGTAAGCGGCGGGGTGCGGGCTTTGCCACGACAGGTAGGCTTGCCCCGCGTAAGACGGAAACACACCGTCGAAGTTTCTCCACTCTTGAGACTCAAGGTCTGTGAAAGCGAAAGCGGGGTTGTATCTCCACCCTGACACAGTGTCCGTGCTACTCCCCACTCTTAAATCGTACCCAGACAAGGAAAATTTATTGACAGAGTACTCAGCGACAAAGGGTGAGTCGTCGTAGTAAAGTTGGTAGGCCAGCAGGTACTTTGTGCTTATCATTCCCATTTCTTCCAAGCTTATAATCACAGGGTCAACTGTTAAGCTCCCGTACTTCCAAACTACAACTCCGGACTGAACTGTCAAGAATTTGTTTTCTCCGGAAGACTGAACCTGAAGTGACCCGGTCCCTGAGCGACCGCCCCCCACGGGAATGTAAGTATAGGCGAATTCGTCATCGAGTCCAAAGTCCAATTTGTAGAGTTGTGAAGCCGACGGCAAACGTGCGTAGATGGGCCTCCCGTTTTCAACCCACTCAGTTGGGCGAGGGTTGAGCTTAAGCGCATTCACGTACTGGGGGGAAAGGTTCACTCCTTGCTCGAAAGAAGAAGATGTTTCAATTTGCGCAGTTCCCCCGTTTAATGCGACCAGATTCTGACTCATAGCGCTAACGTCCCCTCTCTGTAGTTCGGAGGGCTAAGTGCAAAAGTTGTTCCCGTGTACCAGGATAAGTCAGGAATTTGACTCAGGGTTGATGTGTTTTCCCACACGTATGTTAAACTTGGTGACGAGCTAAAGTTTCTTCCAGTATTCCTAGGAACCACAGTTATTTGACAGGATCCAAGCTTAATCGAAGATGTTTCCACACCGTACTGGGACAGCACCGGCTCTTCACAGCGATAGGAAACTACGTACCGTAGTAAGTTGCCCGCGTACTCTTCGTACCTCGAAGTGTTGTCGGCGGGTAAGCCGGACCAGTTCGTCACTGTTTTCTGGGGTGTGAATGACTTCATGACTCTGTAATAGTTCCGACCGTCCTCGCTCAAGATCGTGTCTTCCGTGGCGTTTAGGTATGCAGGGTTGAAGTAAGGAATGTAGTCGTCTACGGGAAGAAGAGACGGGCCGAATTCCTCGGACTTTACAAACACGCCGTTATTCAGATATATGCTAAAGTCAAATAGGGGGGTGACTGCGGAGGTGGCGGTGTAGGATTGCACATCGGAACCTTCTCGAAAGAACGTGCGATCACCCTGGAAAAAGGTGAACATTCTGTCAAATTTTCGCAGGAGTGGGTTGTTTGTTAGCTCGGAAGCCAATTGAGTCTGAAGTGCAGGGTTGGGGGCAAGGTTGTAAACCAAACCCTCGCTAAGCAAATCTTGTATGTTAGTGCTACTGGGGGTGAAGTGCGAAGACGCAACGTAGTAAGTGGCTGGGGAAGATGAAGTTTCCTTATACAACAGGTACTGCCCTGGCTTGAACCGTGCTTTGTACTTGTACAAGGGTAAGCCCCCGTCACCGTTGAACACAAGAGTTTCCGATAAGACCCCCGTGTCAACAAGATTACTAAAGTACTCCTTAATGGGTAGCTGGTTTGGGTTAAAGGTGAAGCCTGCATTGACACGGGCGTACTTCACAATTGCGCCTTTTGTTAAGTCAACGTAGTTGTAGTAAGGGTCGACAACGGGATTGGGCCCTCCCCCTACTTCGGGAGTGGAAACCCACGTTCCTTGAGCATAGGACAACCCTTCAGTGAGCTGAGCAGGAACCACGGGAAGCCCGACTAAAAACTCTGCCTGAGCACCAGTAATATCGTTGGTGGACGGGTTGAGTGTAAAGTTTTTTGAGACTAGCCATGCAAATCCTCCTGCACGGCTATTTAAGGGTACTGCAGAGGGACTTTGAGGAATGAAATCTCCTGATGAGTAGTCATACTCCACAATTTCAGGGTCTAGTGTACCGCCAGAGGAATATGTGAAAGAGTTTCCAATTTCCCACGGCGAAAAGGTTTTCACTGCGGAGATCTTCCCGTTCAGAATGTACGAAGAAACAGCAGAAGAAGATCCGATGCTTATGTTTTCCAGGACAATATGCAACCCTTGCTGGGCTAGATCCCCGGACCCATCATGATATACTATGTCACCAACGGAGTAGGACCCGGATGTCAGCGGTCTTATCTGTTTGAGCGTAAGGTTGCCGTATATCGTCTGATCCTTCTTGTTTGAAGAGTAGGGTGTAAAGTTTGACTCTACCGGGTAGAAAGTCGGTGCGGGGTTATTGATAAGTATAAGGTTGCCCTCTTCCAGCAGGTTGTCAGACGCGGAAAAATCGTAGATACTTGTGTATACGGATGCGTCCTTGTTGAGGGAGTTCGGTGTGTTGTATGCGGTTGATACTTTTACAGATGGATCTTTGAATCTTGTGTTCGTGTCGAAAGTTGCGTAGAACGCTGCGTCGATGTCACTCACAGTCGGAGTCACGTTCGCAGGAAAAACCTGCCCAGGAGTCAAAACTGAGAAGAGACGGTCTCGAAAATTGAGTGCAGACTCCTTAAAGTTCGACCCGAAAGTCCCGTTGGAGTCCACTTCAACGGTTAAGTTGTATTGAACTTGGCTTAACGTAATGGGGAACAGGTGTCCTTGATTCTCAATCGGGACAGAGAAATTTACTGCATTTTGGCCCAGCGACAGTTGCTGAGTTGTAAGTTCTTGTCCGTTTGGCCCAAGCACGAAAAAAGACACCTGTCCGTTGGGGCGAAGGTAGTCTTGCGTGTAATTGTATCCGTAGAAGCTGGAGCGATTCGGTTGGACAGAGGTCAAAGTGCCTACACCGTACAAATCAGTGAAGAAATCTTGCCAGTCGGTACCACTGACGGGGTTTCTCCTACGAATTAGTGTGAAGAATCTTTCCTGAACTTCCTGAAAAGTCTCGACGTCACTTCCGCCGACAGACGGTTGAGGGTTTGTTGCAGATAAGTTGAGTGTCCCTGTGTTTGAAGTTCCAGTGATTGAGTTTGCGGGAACGTTGTAGGCGGCGCCAACAAACTTTGAGTAAACGGGGATTCTGCCGGTGAGGTCTCCAGGCGGAATCACCAGATCGGAGCTTGTAACAAACTCGTAGCTTTCTCCTGAGGTTAGCTGAGGGTTTGTAGAGAACAGGGTCCCTGCGGGAATAACAGTGGAACTCTTTGTAGGTGGTACCGAAATTACCAGCTCGGCTGTTGAGGTTGTTCCGAGCCTCCTCATTGCCCCCAAAAAGGGTCCGATCCACTCAATGAGAATTTTGTCAGGGAGCTGGTTGGCCCAGAACAAGAATTCTCCCTGCGCAAAAGCCTGCCCCTCAAGGAGGACAGCGAGAGGGTTTCCCGCACTGAAGTCGTTCAGGGTTTTGTTAGACGCTTCGTAAACGGTTTGAGCCGCTGCTTTAACCAGGTCAGCTTCATTGCGCGGGTCAATGGAAACCGACGGTAACGGTGAATAACGTGGCATTTAAATTCTCCGTTCAGTATGTACCGTTGTCCACCACAAGAGCATTCAACTGGTCGGACAATACTTTTTTCGTTACAAGGTCTGCGTCTGCTAACGCTGCAAATTTCTGGCTGGTTGAGGATGGGCTTATGCCGTTGGCGTTATTGTACTTAAGGTTGGTCAGGAAACTTCGCGGAGCTTTGTTATAGTTCTGAGTGAGTGTGGGATTTGATGCGGGGTCAAACCCGAAGCCCCAGTACCCTGAGACAACTTTTGAACCAGAAATAGGTGTGCCAGACAGAAGTTGGCCGGTGCCCGACAAAGTTGGTTGCTCAGTGGTCAGTGTAACGTAGCGGCTGTCTAAGCCTGTAGGCCCTGTCTTTTCAAGGTCGTCGAGACCCAAGGGGTCATAGTGCCAGTCAAGGTCTTGGCCGTCGAAGACAATGTTCCTTGCACCATTTAGCCACTCACTTGTTACGACAACGCCACTTGAAAATAGAGTTTTGGCCATTTCTTCTTAAGGTTTATTCTTACAAAGGTTTTACCCTCTTGTGGGCACAAAAAAGCCCCGGTTAGGGGGCTTTTCGAGTTGAGAATCAGGTTCGGTCCCAAGAGTTCACGGTTAGTTGAATCTCAATTTCCTGAACATTGCCGCTTTCACGGTCAACATCGGCGGTATTAAGAGACATAAACTGACACCCGTAGCAAGTGTATTGGCCGCCAGCAGGGGCTGATCCGTTTCCAACACAGTCCTTCGGGGTGACTGTAACTGTGATTTCTCGGCAATTGTACTGCAACCAGTAAATTTCCAACTGCTTGAAGATCGTGGGATCGTACGGAGCAGAAAGGGAGATGTTGTCTACCTTTTTGGGGCCTACAACTTTGTAAATACGGTTACCAGTACCATTGGCGTAGTCACTGCTACTTGAGGAATCCTTGATTCCGCTGAATTTTGTAAACGTGGCGATTAGTGTGGGTCCGTCAGGAGCTACGAAGCTAACTTCGTACTGGGACTTTGTAATCGGTCTGAGAATAGCCATTGGGTCACCTCCTTGTTACCTTCCCTTATCAGGATAGGATGTTGGTGATCATAGCGCCAGAACCAATAAGACCAGTTGCGCCGAGGCCAACTAGGTTAACCACACGTTCAATTGTGATTTCAGCACGAACAACGCGGCGTTCACGAATGTAGTATTCGGGACGGACGGCGGGGGTGCCTGTGAGCTGATATGTGTAAGAGAAGGCAGGAGTCGCAGCATTCGCACCACCAGCAGGCATGATGGAATCAGAAGGACCGTTAGGGCTGTAGAACAGAAGGATACCGTTAGCGGGGAATACCGGCTGTAGGGTTCCATCTTGCGCTAAGTAACGACCTTCGGCAACACGTAGGCCACGCTCAAGACCGAAGTAGCGAGCAATGACGTCAGTGTCGACGCTGTCTGCAGATGTGTACTTGATACGATCAAGGATCTTCTCGTTGGTCAGCAAGAGGTCAAACACGGCAGTACCGACGACTGCGGAGTTTGGACGGATACCGATTTGGTTGGCGACTGCACGCTTGAGGGTTAGGATGTCTTCAATTGGGTTAGAAGTAGCACCAGACCAGGCGGCTTCTCCAGCAACGGAGCCGTAAGCTGTCTTGAAGTTTGTCCAGGTTGTGAAACCGAGTCCGGTCTGGGAACCTGCGGTTCCGTTATAGGGCTCGTAAGGGTTGTAAGTCGCGGTGACGGAAACAGCTTGAGCAACGGTGTACTCGTAGCTGTTCATCAATCTGGACATTGCATTCCTGGTTTCGATTGCGCGAAGCAATTTGTTAACTCAGCGGCTCTTTATCCGCTGATTCATTACCTTGTTGTCGGCAATGTTCAGACTATATCATTGTTCTGTGAGGTGAACTTAGTGTTCACTTTACAAAACATCGGGCGCTCGTGTCAGCTTCATCACTGTTCTAGTGGTATGCTGTTAGTCGTTGAACCTTGCCCCTATCCCTAGGGGCCTTGGCTGCTGATTTCCCACACGGGGGTTCCAGCAATTCACCCAATTTATAGTGGACCTACGCTGCGATCGAAATTGCACGTAAAAAATAATCCACCTGCGCGGGCCCTTCCCCGGCATTTTCAATTACCTCTTCAGGCAATTCCCAGGCGACCACTTCCTGCTCTAGAGCATAAGGCTCAGAGTCGTAGCGGCTTTGGACGTATGGGATGTTAGTTCCGTAAGAACGACGGAAATCGTTTATAGCAAACTGCTCCTTCCCAAATCTGAGAATTCTCCCAGCGCGGGTAGGGGTGTCCACAACCGGTGCGATAAACACTTGTTACCGTGAAGGCTCTTTATCCTTCACTTCTTCGCATTTCTGCAAAGATCAGACTATATCATCATCTTTGCCTGAGCAAAGAGTCGGGCACTCTTGGGACTTTCTTCTGTTCTAGATTACTTGTCCTAGTCGTTGAACGTTCTCTCAGTCCCCTGAGAGCTTCGCTGCTGATTGCCTATTTTGCAAAAGCAAAACTAAGGTATCCCAGCAATTCACCCGATTTTCAATCAGAGTCACCTCTGAGTGGAACCCTATCGATTCGCAATGTTGGTGGACAATATGTTCTCTCTGCTTACACAGAGTGTCGGACTATCTTATCGTTTCTTTACAAAACGTTGGGCGCTCTAGCCTGTTATTAAGGGAACTAAATCCCCCAGGTAGTCTCTGAACCTTCTTCCGGTGTACCGGAAGCTTGGCTGCGGATTGACCCTTTTGCTAAGCAAAAGTAGGCTTTCCCGCAGTTCACCCAATTTCTTTTCCCCTACACCAAAGGGAGCATGAAGCCTTGTGCGAGTGTTGTGAGAATTGGCCAGTGTTATCGCAAAAGCTCTTTATCTTTTGCTTCTGTATGTTTCCATACAGGTCAGACTATATCATCATCTTTGCTTGAGCAAAGAGTCGGGCGCTCGTGGATTGTTCGCCTGTTCTAGGCTACTTAATCTAGTCGTTGAACCTTGCCCCTATCCCTAGGGGCCTTGGCTGCTGATTGCCTATTTTGCAAAAGCAAAACTAAGGTATCCCAGCAATTCACCCGATTTTCAACTTTGTTTGGAAGTTGGGACCCTAATTAATCCACACCTGCATAAGTTTGTTGTAGCAACTTGTTATCGTAAAGGCTCTTTATCCTTTACTTCTCTACATTTCTGTAAAGTTCAGACTATATCATCATCTCGGATTACGGCCCAGCTGCCACCCCTCGCCGGGGTGTTTTTCTGACCGAGTTCTAATCACTTCTGCACCTTCGATTTTCCAGTACCATCTTTGTTTTGATATCGCACAGGAAATTTTTCGCTTTGACTCATCGCTATGGATAGAGTTTTTACGGGAGCACTTGTCAATCATTGTGGGATTATTTTTCCACACTTCTTTCATAGTGCTACTTATCTTATCCCTGTGCTCCTTGTCTTTGGTTCGACCTTTTAGGGAGCTGGAAATTTTATGACCCCAAGAAACTTTTCTCCTTCTGTTAGACTCAGCTATCCGTTTTGACTTTTCCTCGTTTTTCTGACAATACTCCAGAGTCTTGTAGAACTTGGACCCTTTGGATCCGTTCATTAAGGAGGCGCATTCAGCGAGTTTTATATTAGTGGGGAAAGCTTTATGAAGTACTAAATGAAGAACTGTATGTTCTCTTCTTGTAGTTAAAACTACGTTTTCGGGGTTGTAAGTTCCACCCATACATTTAGGTAGAATTCTGTGCTTTTCTAAACCATCCCTCTTGCATTTTACGCGAGATAAGGATCTTATGCTAAAGCACATTCTTAGGTATCTTCTTAAGAAGTGGTTGTTACGAGAGTCGGGCGCTCGTGGAAAGATTATTTCAGGGTTGATCACTTTCTAGTCGTTGAACCTTTTTACTTAACACTACTATAGTTAGTAGAGACCCTAAGTAAACTTGGCTGCTGATTGCCTATTTTGCAAAAGCAAAACTAAGGTGTCCCAGCAATTCACCCGATTTTCAATCAGAGTCACCTCTGAGTGGAACCTTTATGATTCATCATAATAGATGTTTCCTTGTGTGTAAAGTTGACTTCAAAGATTGCCGAAGCAATCTGACCCGCGAGTCCGAAAACTTTGGGGTCACTGTAGTTATACCCTTCTTTTTCACGAAAAAGCCCCCAACTCGAAAGTTGAAGGCTCTTAGTAAAAACGCACCGAAATGCGTCAGCTTTTCTCAGGCGAATGAAACCAGCAAGACAGTGCGACCGCCGATTCGCACGATTTCACGAATGAGCGGGATAGTACCGTCAAGAGTGACGTTGGTTCCGGTATTCGCAGTGGGTAGCGCCTTGCCGTCAGCACCAACTGAAAGCTGGGCGTTGAGTACGAAGGGGGCCACGGCGCTGGCACTCACTTCAACAAGCAAGGAGCCACTGGTGGCCACAGAAGCTTGACGAGCGGTGCGAGGTTG